CCTGCTGGCTGAATACCTTGTGATCGAGCAGCCGCATACGCATCTAATTCAGCGTTCCAACTTCTCTTGTTCATTGTCTTGTTGCCTGCTGCATCACCGGCATTGGTATGGATGTTTGCATCCTGCAAGCAATCGATATATGTTTCGTGGTTCTTTTCTAAACAACCAGAACGGCAGTTATCTCCGAGTGCCATGTTTCTCCTTGGCTTGTCTAAAGAATTTCAAATTGCGTAAGACTCGATCATTTTCTTCGCCATTGGCTTTGCTAGCGGCAACGGCAAAGGTAATTGCTTCATCTATAAAACCTAGTTCCCACGAGGCGATGCTTGCCAGATCGTAGGCTTTCCAGTTCCAAACAGAAGCGTCATAACAATGATGAACGCTACGCGGACATTCGATGGCCTTGATTGCAGCATCTAGGCATTGCTGCCAGCACTTGTTGCGATAAGCATCTAGGGCTACTGAGAACCAAGGCTCACCCTCAGTAGGAAGGATCTGCACTCCGCGATCAACCCATTTGGTTGACTCTTCGGCTTTGCCAAGATAATGCGCAGCTTCTGCTGCCCACCGACAGGTGGCAGCCTCTTCAACATTCCATCCGCCAAGTTCCATGCGAGCGTTGGCTGCGGTAAGTACATCTTCCCAGCGACGGTAAAAGTAATACTCGCGAACCATATAAGTCCACGCACGTGGATCTGTTGGAAACTCTTTAACACACATCTCAAGCATGGGCAGATACTGCCCGCGAGATTTGTTTTCATCTGGCTTGTGGCTGATGATCGCGTTATTAATAGTGCAATACTTTGGCGTTCCTTCGCCATAGTAAATGGCTACTTCGTGAATTGGATATTTCCAGTACCACCCATGGCGGGAATGGATCTTATCTTTCTGCCATTTGCTGCCAGTATCAAATGTTACCCAGCCAGCCTGTGCCGTTGGATCCCACTGCTTGCGCAGTTCCTTAAAAAAGTTCTTGTGGATAACTTCGTCCATATCCACAAAAACACAAACATCTACGTCCGCTGGTATGAGCGCAAGAGACGCGTTCCGCGCCACATCAAAACGCCAAGGCCTAACACTAATATCGTGAACAGTAACACCCAGTTCGCGTAGCTTTTCTTGTGTGCCATCGGTTGATCCTGTATCTGCTACTATCCGGTAATCAGCGCCTTCGGCGGCCTTTGCCCACCTTTCGGCATGGAGAATTTCATTTAGCGCAATAGCGTAAACGGCAATCTTCATTCGTTGCTATTGTATCACATTCCGCCAAGCATGAGTATATCCCAAAGGTTTGCCGCGCCTGTTGCGCCAGTGTTACCTGTCAAACCAGTTGCTCCTGTATTACCTGTGTTGCCGGTATTACCCTGAACGCCTGCTGAGCCTTGCGGTCCTGTAGGTCCCGTAGAACCTGTAAAGCCAGTCGCACCTGTAGCACCATTGGTTCCGTTGGTACCATTAGTGCCAGCCGCTCCAGTAGGTCCTGTAGCCCCTGTAGGGCCTGTAGAGCCTGTAAAACCAGTAGGTCCAGCAACTGTGCTATTGGCACCAGTTGCGCCTGTAGCGCCCGTTGCACCCGTATTTCCGGTGTTTCCTTGTGGGCCTACGCCGCCTGACTGGGCAAAGGTAATGTTGTCGGTACCGATGATGATGTAGCCATTGGTTCCTGTGCCGACATTGTTCTGGATCCAGTTGGTAGCTGCGTTGGCTGTGCCAGTAGTTACGAAGAGAAAATCGCCATACTCGACCTGACCAGCAGTTGAGTTGTCGTAATCAGTAGCGCGGGTGAGGATATAAGCAACGCCAAAGCCGCCTTGAGTGGTAACTGTGTAAATACCATTTTGAGTCTGAGTTGTTTGATTCTTGACTAAAATTCTATCGCCAACAGTAATGTTTGTTCCGTCAATAGAACCACGTCCATTTGATGTGGCTGTTAATTTAGCGCCAACTCCATAGCCACCACCAGCATCTGCCGAACCTGCGGTATAAGTGGTAGCAAGGTTGGCTGTTGTGGCAAGGCGAGCAGAAGCGTGAGCGTTGTTAGAGGCAAGTGGCCCAGTCGCACCTGTGGCACCAGTAGGTCCGGTAGGACCGGTCAAACCTGTCATGCCAGTGTTACCTGTTAAGCCAGTGTTTCCTGTGTTGCCCTGTGTGCCTGTAGGCCCTGTAGGGCCAGTTACGCCAGTCATTCCAGTCATACCTGTATTACCAGTTAGACCAGTCATGCCTGTATTACCAGTGTTGCCTTGTGGACCAGCAGCGCCTTGCGCTCCAGTAGGCCCTGTAGGGCCTGTGCTGCCCGTAAAGCCTGTGAAACCAGTTGCCCCGGTGTAACCAGTAAAGCCTGTCGCTCCAACGGCTCCTGTAGGCCCTGTAGGGCCTGTAGAGCCTGTAAAACCTGTAAAGCCAGTAAAGCCTGTATTGCCTACAGCCCCTGTTGGTCCAGTCGGTCCAGTATTGCCTTGAGCGCCAGCAGGTCCCGTGCTGCCGGTAAATCCTGTTGCTCCGGTGTATCCGGTAAAACCAGTGTTTCCTTGTGAGCCAGTTGGTCCAGTTTGTCCAGCAGCGCCAGTAGGACCAGTGCTACCAATGGCACCAGTATTACCAGTAAGCCCAGTGTTTCCTGTCGCACCTATTGCTCCTGTCGGTCCTGTAGGGCCTGTTGCACCTGTAACACCTATTGCGCCTTGGTAGCCAATAGGACCTTGTGGCCCAATAGGGCCAAGTTCAATAACGCGATATTCATTTGATACTACGTCAAAGACGTTAGTAGTTACCTGAACCTCAACGGTAGAAATGCTGTCCTGATTGACTGTCATTACTGCACCACCGATGGTGCTACAAGAAATGCTCCATTGAGAAGTTGCGTAACTGTTCCTGTGCCATCAGTCACATTAAGAGCGTAGCTGTATGTGCCGGCAGCAAGGGCAACTGTCTGGGCAGCAGTAAGGTCACAAGAAATTTCGCCCGCGCTGCCAGTAATTGTTGCTTTGCCGTTGCCAGTGGACATTTCAGTGATGAGATTGTTTGATACATCGCGCACCTGCATATCGGCTGAATAGCCGGTCATAATGACAGGAATGTTGTTAATCTTCCATACTGATGTTAAATTAAAAGTTGTACCCTTAATCACATTGATGTTGTATCTGCCGGGATTAGCCACTCAATGCTCCTAAGAAATAGTAATGTAGGGGCCATAGCCCGCTGCATAAAGAATGTCGTATTCTGGCTGGGTGATGATGTACTCATGCCCGCCTAGATAGCAATAGTCTGCCGACTGTGTATCCTGCACCGCTGGTGTACGAATTGAAGTAACTACCGATCCGTTGACAAGGATCGAATTAGCGCGTGCGATTTTGTAACGCCAAAACAAAATACCAAAACCTGCTGGTCCTTCATTGACCGTTGGTGGCTTAAATGTATATGTCATGCGTTACCTTTCGTTGGGCGTTGCCGCCTAGCCCCTTGAAAGGAATAGAGGGGCTAGGAAGCAACTAACTCGGATTAGGAGTTGTGGATAGAAGCTGATGATTCGATACGAACCAAAGCTGCGTCACGGTAACGTGCCCAGCCTAGAACGCCGTACCATCCGATTGGACGGAAACGCATCAACTTATCAACAATTGGTCCGAAGATAACATGTGGCTCTTCTGCCACTGCTTCTGCGAGAGCCTGCTTACCAGCAACAAGTGTACGGAATACACGTGTACCGCCAGAAGCGTAGGTGTAGCCAGAAGTACCGAAGGTACCTGTTGCACCTGTTGAGCCAGTTCCGTCTGTTGTGTTGAACAAACGTGGTGATTCTACGAACATAGCACCTTCGTATGTTCCGATAGTACCCGGCCAAAATTCAGAAGCACCGTTCTCAGCGTACTTGTGATCGTCACGCCATCCGCCTGCGCCAGTTTCTGAGCGAAGGTCGTATGAAACTTCTGGGTGAATACCACACCAGTAGTATTCTCCCTGACGTGGGACGGCCTTGTTAGCACGGAGCTTAGCAACAGCAGTACGAATATCGCGTGAGCGAATGACTGATGTGCCGTCGATGCTAGCCTGAGTTGTACCGTTGGTGTAGTTGCCATTGTATGTTGATACAGGGTTGGCTGAGCCACCTGTAAGTTCAGCAATAGCGTTTGGTCCACCAACAAGTGTCTTGAGCACAACTGTGTCAAGTGAGTCAGCCATGTTGAACGCAATAATGTCTGCGATGGCTGGATCTACATCTGAGAGTGAGAACAACTCGAGCTTACGAGTTGCGAGTGATGCGTTACCGTATTCAAGGAGCGAAACGGTAACAGGGGTTGTGTTTCCAAGTGCAACTGCATCTGGATCAACATCTTCTGAGAGAGATGTTGTAACTGCTGACATATCTGTGTAAATCTGGAATACAACAGATGAGCCGGGCATAGCCTGCTGTACTGGGCGCTTATCTGCAACGTCGCGGATAAGTGGGACAGCACGGAGTGCAAACTCTACATAACGATCATACGCGGTCTGTACTAATCCGGGAATACCAGAGGTAGAGCCAACTGAGTCGGTATATTGATTTGCCATTGTGTCACCTACTTTCTATAGGGTCTAGTGTCGAATGGGTTTTTATCGGCGTGAGCCACTTACCTTTTGGCCGAAAACGAGCATGTCAAGTTCTTCTCTGGTTTTAACGCCAGCCAATTTCGCGGCAGTATCTGCATCGCGAGATGGGGTATTTGCGTTTTGAAGAGCGGTATTGATACGCTGTGTTTCTCTAGCATTTGGTGTTGGTTCTTCCGATGAAGCAGATTCAGGCGCAGCAAAACCGAACACATCAGCGTTCTCGTTTAACCATGCATCAATCTGTTCCGGCGTACTTACGTCGGTAGGAATAAATTTGGCTACCTTGGTAGGTACACCTTTTTGTTCCAATACTTCCTTGACTGAACGACCACGAAGGTCTGCCTGAATAGAAGCTAGCTGATCAGCCAGTTCCTTCTTTTCACGCTCTGCTCGCTTAAGAGCCTTGCGTAGATTTGCTGGACCGTTTTGGTCTTGGGTTTGCGATGGTTGATCTTCTTCAAGATCAAAGTCATCGTCTTCGTATTGGTCTGCCATGTGGCACTCCCTTTTCTGTTTGGTTGACGCAGGCCACAAATTCTCTCAGGGGAAAGAGGTTTGGCTCCTACTCTTGGTCTTTAGTTACACATCACCATGCCAATGGGTGGTGATGGAACCTAGTTAACTAACGCCTTGATCCTCTGTGTAGAGGCTGCCCTTGGCTGCACCGGATGAACCAGAGAACTGGTTAACTTCCTGTGCGCGTAGGCGCGTTATATCTTGCTGTGCTTGGGCAGCGCTAACGCCGCCGATGTTTGAATTAAATTGAGCGGCAGTTAATTCATTGCCCATTTTTTCAGCACCCATGCCGTACATGCTTGCCAACTGTTGCTGTTGAGCAAGTTGGCTACCAATGGTTGCAAAACCTGCTTGTGCCTGTTGCTGTGTTACACCTTGCGCGGCAAGGGTCATAGCGTTCTGTTGATTAAGAGCAAGGTTTTGACGAGCAGCTTCGGCTGATGTTTGAGTTGCGGCAAACTGCTGTTGAATAATTGGAAGGGCAGTATTTGGATCAAGGAAGTGAGCGATAAGATCGCCCTTATTTAAGCCATACTGTTGAGATGCTGTTTGTAGCAAATATGGATCTGATGTTGTTGCTAAATCACTAGCCATATTGACATACTGTTGAAGCGTAGTCGTTCCTATGTTCTTTCCAATTAAATTGGCAAAAAATGCTTGAGTCTGATATTGCGGACCAACGCCAGCCTCATTAAGAATTTGACTATAATTTTGTTCAGCAAGCAAATATGATGCTGGATCATATGCGGAAAGACCATTGGCTACACGCGCAGCATTACCAGAAAATCGAGCAGCATATGCTTTTGAGTTTTGAATAGTAAGAGCAATAGTATCTGGCTGCGCACCTTGCTGAGCAAGGGTCGTAATCTGTTTCATTAGATCGGCTGAGTTTGGATCGTTTGCGTTAAGAATACCCCAGTTAATTAACTGTTGCTGTGCCGCTGCAAGATAATCCGTAGCAGTATTTGGATTTACTGTTGTTCCAGTGCCAGTGTTACCAGTGCCAGTGCCGGTAGTTGTTCCTGTTGAGCCTGAGCCTGCGCCCCCGCCTGCGCCTGTTCCGCCTGCTGCGGCTGTAGGAAAATCTTTATAAAGAATTGGGTTGCCATCTGAACCAAGCGTTTGACCATAATGCGTTCCTGCTGGTGCAGGATGAGCGGCAGCGTATGCAGCAATAGTTGCGGCAATTTTAGCATTTGTGGAAAGAGGCGTAGCAGGTGTAGCAGTTTTAGCAGGCGTGGTAGCGGTTGCTGCTGTCGCAATCTGACGCTCCATTTGAACATCTGTCA